CATTCCGCCAAGGCAGGTATATACTCATCGCGTATACGGGCTGATGTTCGCCTGGAAGTAAACCGGCGACCGATCCCGTTCCTCGGCTTGAGCGTAATACATAGCTTCCCGCATCTCGGCCTTCAGCACGGTCAAGTCAGCCGCTACGTTGGGCAGCTTCAAAGCGAGCCGGTAGGCAAGGCTAAACACGACGGCATCAAGCCAACGCTGCGGAACATCAACTTCCTGGGTGAAGTTGGTAACGTCCTGAATCTGGCGTTGCCGCCAAATAACGATCTGGTTAAAGCTGGCCGCAAAGTTAGGGGCGGGCCAAAGGTACATGGTCGGCTGGACCCGTTGGCGGTCAAACCAAAACTGAAGCGACCGATTGGAGCTAAAGGTCTTGTTTGGCAAGTTGGTGTAATCGTCCCGGTTCATACGGGCCAAGGGGATCTCTAACGGCGTGTTGCCGACAAAGAACTCACGGATTTCCAAGGTTTCGCCGCCAGTCTCACGGACGCGGAAATATTGTGCGGCAAGATTAGAGTCGATGTCGTACCAGACCCACTTCTGGTCCAAGTAAGCAGTCTCGCCGGGGGCATAGACCGTTACCCAAGTAACCGCATCGTCAGAACGCTGGAACTCAAGATCATAAGTTTGATTACCATACGGCATGATCCCAACTGTCGTAATCAGGATCTCGGTCCCAAAGTTGACACTAATATTGCCGTTGACCGAAGTCTGGATACAGGCCGTGTCGTAGTCTTCGTCAAAGGCGTAATTGGCTACACCACCAGCAGAAGACGAATATCCACCCGTAACACGGCTCACACTACGAAAGTTGCCGTTCAAAATGTCAACGGTGCCAATTGGAGTCTTCAGCTCAATCTGGTTAGTCTCCATCGGAAGGATAACCTTCTCGATGCACCAAAGCGGAGCGCCTTGGTTAGCAAGCGAAGAGAATAGCAAAAACAGGTCCTGCTTCGCGGTCAGAAGATTTTCTGCCGTGATGTCTGGCGTAGGAATCTTACAGAGACGTACAGCCTGATTGATTATGTCTTGAACAGGGTATGTTGTCGCTGAAACAGTACCTGATGTTGCCATTGCCTAGTACGGAGAACACTTGGCGTAAGTGTACCCGCCCTTCTTCATCTTTGAGGCTTTGGGGACTTCAGAGCCAGACTTGCGGGCAACATTAAGAGCAATGGCAACCGCCTGCTTCTGCGGCTTGCCAGCTTTCATCTCAGTCTTAATATTCTCAGAAATTGCTTTACGGCCCTTGCCCATAGAAAGAGGCATGTTGCTTTTCCTTAATAATTATAACTGCCGCCACCAGATTTCTTAATCAAAGGCTTGCTGCTGTAAGACGGGACGGATTTGCCGCCATTCTTCATCTTTGATTTTTGGTCAGGGTGCATCAATCGGTTGTGACGAGCCATGAGGGCGCGGTCCTGCTGCATGTCTGACTTTGATGCCTCAGCTTTGCCGCCGCGCTTCATTGGGGCTTTTTCAGTTTGGTTCAAAAGAAACCGCTGACGACCACCGGGGTGCATAACCGGCCTGTCTTCTTTCTTGCCGTACTTCTGACGAAGCTCTTTGCTAATAAGTTCGGCATCAAGGTCTGACATAGAGCCAGACGGCAAACCTCGAGTGCGGTCTTCATATGGATCAATGCCGCGTTTTGCCAAAGCAGCATCTCTGTCACTAGCCATTCTGGAGGGAAGTTTTTCTCCACCATCTTTGTATTTGCTGACTTTGCCGCCACTCTTCATGCCGCCTTCAGACGGCGAAGCAAAACGGTCGCGGATCTGACGTTCCATATCATCGTCAAAATCTTTGTTGTGCAATTTGTTATAATCAAGAACTGCATCCATAGCAGACATTTTATCGTAATTTACCTTGGGCTTAGAAGGAGCAGCATCATCAGCCCTATTGGTGGAATATTTTTTACCGTTAAATGTAAATGTTCCGCCAGCGCCTTGTTCTTTTCTGGCAGCCTTAAAGGCTTCGCCAAAGGGAGAAAGACCTTTCTTTGGAGCAGTAACGCTTTCTGTTTTCTTCGGCTCAGTAACGATTTCTTCTTTCTTTGTAACCTTCACGGGAACGGTTTTAGTCTCATCAGCGCCTACGTCATCATCTGAATTACTCATAAATCCAGCACCAGCAGTAGAAATAGCAGCAGCTAGGGCGGCTAATTTGCCCAAACGGCCAAATTTAGGTAATTTTTTGGGAAAACCAACCGCTTTTGATTCAGATTTTAATACGGGATCTATAATAGCAAGAGCTGTACCAGGATCTCCGCCGCCAGCAAACTTAGCTTTAACTTTTCCGCCCGCTTTGTACCCTGGCATCAGCTTCTTGCCAGCGCCACCGGACTGCTTGTTAACATCCATGTCGCTAATGCGCGGAAGAGCGCCATTGCCAGAGAGTTTGTTGCTCTGAGTCATTTCGCGCTTCATTGTCGATTTGGTGCGCGTCGGAGCCTTAACAGCACCGCCTTTGGCGTAGCCCTTGGCACCGCTGTGAAACCCTGCGCTTGAAGGGAAGTCAAAATCTTTTACATATTTAACAGCCATCGTAAGCTCCTATTTGCAATCCCACTTCCGCAGCGATAACGCTTTGCGGGTAGGCTTCCCTTGTTCATCTTTCATCGGCCCCGGCATACCACTCATTCTCGCACAAAAAGACCGCCTACGGGCAGCGGACTTTGGGCTTTTAGCAGCTTGCTCTGAACTAACAGGAGGTTTTAGCGTACCGCCTGTCTCTGACTTATAGCTGGCTCGACCTTTGGCGTTTAGACCACCTTCTGGGTTCTTACCCTCTTTACGTTGCCAAGCGGAAGTCGAATAACCACCTTTGGCTTTGTAAAGCGTTGATCCGCCCTTTCCAAACTTCCAGCCGCTAATAATAGCCATTTATTGCCCTACAAAACTGCCTTTAGTTGCGAGAAAAGCAATGATTGAGCAAAGAAGACCAACCAACCAAAAACCAGCCTTGACCCACATACCTTTGTTTTCATTCAAGGCTTTTTCGACACGCCCGTATTGAGCAATGACTTCTTGCCACCGTTGCTCACATAACTTTTCGTGAGCTTCGATTTTCAGAAGCGCCAAACTTGCATTGTCGTAGGCTTTGGAAAGCATGTCCTGTTCAAGATCCACTACGCAATTCCGCTTTGGATCACAGTCATCGCGACAGAGCCGCTTGAGTGGGTTCCCGTATTTAACCGCACCGCACGGGCAGGACCCGTGCCGGTAGAGCTGTTTACAAGGAATGTGCTGGCTGTGCCGGTCGTGATGGATGCCAGCGGGGAACCGCAATCAATCCAAGTTCCGTTTGTATTGTAATCCGTAGCGTAAGTCGCAAACGGATCATCAAACGAATATTGGACTTTTGAAGTGTTAGATCCTGTAACGGTTGCCGTAACAGAAACATGTTCTGGATTAGCGTAGATATCCAGGACTACAGGAGATGAAATCTCCACAGCATCATTTGTTATATAAACTGGACGCATTCTTTCCTCCGCCCATTAATTCTCAGGATTATCTTGTTGCTTTAGTTCTGGAGTGTTTATTTTGCTTAACCAAAAATTACACTCTTGAATAGCACCAGCGACAGCATTTAGATTTGCTTCCATCTGCCGTCGCTGGCCTTCTAAAGCCTCCAAGCGTTCTTTAAAGTCTTGCTCGATCATACCTGTACGGACGACAAGTTGATGTAACGAATAGCTCCATTAACCAAGATACGGAGTGAACCCGTTACTGCGCCCGGAGCCGCTGTGCAAAACATTACGTTGCCGCTTGCACCAGAACTCACAGATTTTGTTGTAGTTCCGACATCAAACAAATTCAACACGCCAAGGCTGTTTTGAGCCTCATCACCAAAGCCAATGAACGCCGTCGGACGAGTAGCTCTTGAACCTGTGAAAGAGGTGAAGTCGAAAACTGCACCGTAGCAAGCGCCTACACTGGTGCTTGCACCCACATCCACCACGCCATACACGGCGGTGTTTAATCCGGAAATCGTGTTGGATGCGTTTTTTGTAGAAGTTTGGGCATAACATCCAAAGATGTTGCCACCAGTAACGCCTG